TCACCCTCCATTCTGAACCTTAAAACCATTTGTTTCAAACTTAACCCCTCTTGACCTTACCATTTGCGGTTCCAGTTCTATCGTTAAATTGTTCCCACTAGCATTCTTAATTAATGAAATTTTATTCTTATATTCTGCAACCTGATTTTTAATACCTGTTGTTGGTAACATCCTATCAAATTCCCAATTCAATTGATTTCCTGTATAACTTAAAACTGTATCTAATACATTCACCTGTGATGTTAGCCATGATGGTAATTCTAAATATAGCTTACATTTTCTCAATAGTTTTAGATTTCCTGACAATTGCAAATGACAGTTTATCGTTGCAACCCCTATAGTGTCATCGCATCTTATTGAAGGAGTATTTTTAATATCCTCATCACCTTCAGATATATAAAAAGTACATATCACATTTGCTCTTCTCTGATTCACAATATTTTCAATAAATCCATACACAGCTTCAATCAATGTCAAATAAACTGCTAAGCCAATTTCATATCGATAATCCGCTGGCACAAAGGATATATACTCAAATAAATTAAATTTATCAAGTCCAAGTACTGCAATTACAGGAATAATTATAGCTTTTAATAACACTCCAATTATGGTGGACACTCTCACTTTATGCATCCCTCCATTATTTTCGAAATGATACCTGAAATATTGCCAAATTCAGACTCTGAAACTACTATCACTCCATTTACTTGTATAGAAAAAAGATAGCCACTCCCTTTCAAACTTCTAAAATTAACCCTCTTCACCTCTATAGAATCATTCTCGCTTAAAAATGACAATTTCTGTTTCAATATATCCCAATACCCTGCATTTTGTCTCATTGATTTTAGAACTGTGTTAATTTCATCTTCTAACTCATCATCTTCAACCATAAATTCAATAGATGTAATTTCTACGTTACCTTTTAAAATAAAATGCTCTACAACTTTTATCATTATATCTGAGGTAACTATACATTGATGAAATCCTTTTTGCTGCATTTCTTGAATAAAAGTGTAGTAATTTTGATTTGTATTATATTGAAAGCAACTAATTTGACTTGTATCTAAATCTTTAAATAGCTTTCCATATTTACTAATCATACAGCGTCACCTCCTTCGATATTAAAAGAATATTATATCATAATTATATGCAAAAAACATATATATTGAAATAAAACTGACTAAATTTGACGCTAGTTGATATTACATTCCTATAACAAATCCGTCTTTTAGGCAAAAAAATAAAAGGTAGAGCCTAAGCCCTACCCTATAATGTTGCTGCATATTTAATTAAAAGACTACGCACGTTGTTAACTGTATACGTGCCTTTATCCCAAATGACTCGCTGACTAATAATCCCCTCTTGTGCTAGCTTATCTATACCGCCTAGTTTAATGAGCAATTCTGGTACATTAGCAAGCTTAATTAAATTTCTTCGTTCCCAACTATTGAAATCTATCTTTATTCCACTCTTAATAATCTTACTTACTGCTCTGGATAATTCCTTATCTTCTTCTACCACATTATCATATTTGTAAAGTTGATTTACCTCAATTAATCCAATTAGCTTAGTTGCATATAATGGATCAGTTGCATAACCTGCAGCTTGAATAGCTTTGCAAGCTTTTTTATAATCTGTTTCTCCTACGACTGCCTTGTACCTACTTAATCCAGTAAGTAATTCTGAGTGGTCTGCAATAGACTCTTGCCAACTATCATATGCTCTAAATCCTGCTACAATAGAGGTTCTTGTTCCATCATAATACTCTACTGTACTTCCAGTCCATACTTTACCTCTCCAACTTTTATTTGCTTTGATGCCAAATAAGGCATTGCCTTGTACGGTTAATCCACTATTCCCATCACCACTCTCTAAAATAGCCTGTGCAATCGTTAAAGAAGCGAGTATTTTTGATTTCTTACTATCTTCCTGAGCCATAGGTCCTACTTTAGCAATAAACTGTGTTCTTGTATATCCCATAACTTATTCCCCCTTCTGACTCTGTTGCCACATCTTAATAACCTTATCCCACCCTATCATTGCTATAAGTGCCACAATAAAACCTAGGATGATACTACCTACTAAGTAATACCAAATAATAAACCCACCTATATAAGCCGTATAAGCTAAATATAATGCTACTGTTAAGATGATTGCCACAATTAAAGCCACCTTGTTCAAGGTCTTTTCTCCACTAACTCCAAATGCCATCTTAATAACTTCCACTACTGCATTAGTTAAAAATACCAATGCACCTACTACCAAAATCAATGTTGCCATATTTAAATCTAACATACTGCATCATCCTCTCGTTGCTCTTTATTTGACTTCTGCTTAGTTGTTTTAATTCGCCCTAAAATACCACACTCAAACCCACAAAAAGCGAATACGCTTACAATAAGAGTGCTAGGCTCGGTATTAGTTTTATAGGTTATGTACAAACAAGTAAGTGAAAATAGAAATAGAAAAAGCATAACCGTAATGATTATGCCTTTCATAAATCTACCTTTTTTAATTTTCTTCTTAGTCGCTACTTCTTCCTTTTGTGCTTTCTCTTGAAGTAGCTTAAGTGTTTCTTTCTCTTCCTTTGTCATAGCCTACCTCCCTCCTACTTTAAATACATAGCAACTATACAACCAATAACTGCCCCTACAACTGCTCGCCATAGCCACTTATTTTGTTCCTCTAAATCGTCTATCCTGTGATTAGCTACTTTGAGTTTTTCTTCTATCGTCTGCAATTTCAAATCTACTGTTGGCATTATGTTCTCTATTGTCGTTTTAATACTAGCAATATGTGTCTTTATCTCGTTTAATACATCTTGTGTATCTTGTGGCATATTGCACCTCCTTAAAAATCGGCATAAAAAAATACACCTTTTATTTAGATATCTCTTAATGCTCTAGATTTAAAATAATCTATAATGTGGTCTTTCCTCTCCAAACAACCAACACCTTAACCAGTCGTCCAAAATAGTTGCCATTACTGACAACCCTATCCATACAGCACTAAATGATAAACATATCTGCCCCATAAAATTAAAAGGCTCCTGAGAATAATCCCAAATGTCTAATCCTAGCCATATATTTAATATTAGACCACTTACAAACTCTAATACTGTTATAATAACTGCTCCTATAATACCCTGAAAACATAGTGGCATATCCCAACTAAGATACTCGTTTATAAGACCGACTAATACAAAACAGATACCACCTAGAATGCCCATTGTCCAGTGTGTATGCCCTCTATAAAGGATTTCTATAAGCAAGTATAAAAAAGCACCTATCCCGAACAGGATAAAGTGCTTAAATAGTGTCGTATTCGATTTCAATAGCCGCAACCTCCTCTACTGTACTGCAAGAATTGATTTGTACCTCGTATGCTTGCTGCTTTTTAATTCTAGGTCGCACGTATGCTTCAATCTCTAGTGCTAATTGCACTAGCTTTGTCGTTGCCCATTCTTCACATATTCCACCCTGGCAGTTCCATGTAGTGATTTGAGACTGTGTAAGTTGTGCTAACATTAAGTTTTGCGTAAGCAGGGATTGTTTTTCTTCTGTAACAGTGTATAGTTCACCTTCTTCATTATGTACAGTACTTTCGAGCGGGTGTTGTTCTAACCATGTTGCTAATAGCTTCTTGGTTTCTAGCACTTTATCTGCTTTAAATTTAACTATCCCTGTTTCTTCATAAGGTTCAGCAAATTCCTTTGTGCTAGGGTTATACTTTTTATATCTCCCTGCTATGTAAAACTCTTCATACGTCACTTCTACATAATTAATATCTGTTCTTTCTACATCTGTCACGCACGTTCCTGAAATTACATCATCTTTTATTATTAAATAATATCTCATGTCGCATCATCCCTCCTATGCTTTGTTTAGGTATACATGGGCGTATATTGGTATATTTGAATTATTAGTACAATTTATCACAATGCTACTTGTAAACGGTATCTCTAATAGATATATGTAAGTACCAACTGGTTCAGCTATATGTTTAAGTGCATCCCCTGTACTTACTGATGTATATATAGTCACACCATCCACCACTATAAAGAAAGCATACATACTTGTAGAAGCATCCTGAAAATATATTTTTGCCACCCCACCTAGAGCATTGCTATATGACCATGTACCGCCGCCGTTAGGAATGTTTTGTCTTGGTACTATAACAAGTTGTTTTCCGTTATAATCCCCAGGTAGCCCTTTTTGCATAATCGTATCTATGTTGTTCTTAGTGGATAATGCGTACCAAAGTATATCTGCTGCTTTTTGATGTAAGTTTTCGTGGTAGGCTTGGGCTGTTAAAGCACCTGCATCTGTAGCTAACCCTAACTGGTCTTGTCGTGCTCTTGTGGAAATATAATCATTCAAATATGGCAGGTTACCAAAGTAAGCGGCATTACCTGAATTTGCAAGTAAATTGTTTAACTTGGCTTGAAGTGTTCCGCTACCGTTTATTCCATAAGCTGCTGCATCTGCACTTGTACCTACTTGCCCGCCTACATAATCAAGAGTTGCCTTGTCTGCTCTTGTAGATACATAAACATCTAACTTGTCTAAATTTAACGCTCTTGCATCTGTATAAGCCCCCCTAAATGCTGTTATGCCTGCACTAATGCCATTAATTAGCGATTTTAATTTATTTAATACCCCAAATACAGTTGGTTTTGTTTCAGCATCTGTACTTTCTCCTACTTGTGTATACTTAGCCCAGTCACCAGTAGCAAATAAATTTTGTACCCATACTTTTAAAGAAGGATGTGCATCTTCATTATTATCATGTTCTTCTAAAGATTCTTTAGTTAGAAATACAAGGCTACTATCAATAACCGCTGATACATTTCTGGCATTACCAACTACAATATTGATATCTATAAGTTTTTCATCTAATCCAGTATTGGTTATATAGCTTGCTTTATCTCCTGCACTACCATATAAATAAAGTATTTCTACATTATCAGCACCTTTTGCATAAACTCCAAGTTCACGCCAATAAAATTCATCTGTCAAATGTCCTAATTCTAATAAACCACCTATAGTAACAATATTCTCTTTTCTCGTTAGTTTAGTAATGTTCAACTCTTCCTTTTGGCTAACAAGTGCTTGAGCCTCCATTATTGCGCCACTATATTCACCCTCTCCCATAACAATACGAGTAAACGTGAGTGTTTCTCCTTTAAGTGCCCTTGCTAAAAGGTTGTTTCCCTTTAATGTCACTTGTGCATTAGCAAAATTACTCATGTACTATCCTCCTATTCTCCTATAATTATAATGTCTCGTGTTCTTACTATTACACCACTATATACGCCACATTCTTCATGCTCTAATGTACTTGTTTCTAATCCTAAATTAGCAGGTATTAATTTCCTTAGTTCTTTTCTAAGATTAATCAGTATGTTTTCTTTATCTGCTGTCACTGATACTCTTAAAGTATACTTGTTGTGGTCCAAGTCAATCTGATAGCAGCTCTTTCCTACTGCTAATTGTAATTTATTCTCTAGCCATCTATAAGTAAGATTTACCTTATTATTAAGTTTCAAAAGGATATTAAATCTTCTTATATCCAAATCACGCGTAGTAGGAATATCTAAAACAGTCTCCCACTTACTAAGTCCAGAATCTGTAGCTGTTTTTACTATAATTTCATTTGGTAAATTATTAATTTCTTTGTGTAATAAATCAACATCTAGCTGTTCTGCTTGTGCTATCTGTTGGAATTCTGTAGTTTCCTGGATTTGTTGCATCCAATAACCTAATATTTGCATATTAATTCACCACCAAACTTGCAAGCTTTGGAATTTGAATATCTGATAAAGCAAAGTTTGAAGCTACACCATTAATTAATGTGCCTTGCACATCAACAACGCCTTGTATTCCTAAGATACGAGATTCAATATGTGCAATTCTTATGATCAAATCTTTATCTTCCCATTCCTCCGCCATTTCTTCGAGATACTTATTAATAACAGACTCTATGTATATTTTAATATCGTCTTTCAGATAGCCACTCTCACAAATAATAGTTGTCTCAATGCTTATATCTGTTTTTTCTGCCACTTCCACGGTAACTAAATGTCCGATAGGCGCAATACCTAGCCCTTGTTGCTGTGGTTGTGGGTCGACTGCTTCTTGTACAATATCGATTAACCCTTGTGTTGGTATATCGTTATTGCTGTCTAATAGCACTAATTTTACAGTTCCACCACCATTCCAGACCGGAAACACCTTGACTTGACCTACACCATCTAAAAGCTTAACTTTACGTTTGTAATCAGCTATATTGCCGCCGTATGCGGGATTTCTAACATATTCATAGTACCTTTCCCTGAGTGTTTCATCATCTTCAATCTCTTCGCCTGGAACAAGTATTTCAGTTAATTCAGCACTTGTTAAACCATTAATATAATCAATTGGTATTAACCGCCCTAATACTGAATTCCCTACTTCTCCACTCTCTTCACATTGAAGCATGTACACGCCATTGCTGATTTTCTCTACTACAGTATAGTTAAGATTTTCTATACTAAATCTACTTCCTGTAGCTACATTAAAGGGGTTACCCTTTACATTTTTAAATTCACCTTTTGCAATTGCATGTGTAGCTTCTTTTCTGTCTATACCAAATTGGCTGCATAACCTAGTTAAGTAATCGCCATCTGCACTATCTACAAATGATTGATTAAAACAATACTCTAATTCAATGTACATTTGAGCAAGTTCTGCTGCCGCTGGCGCTAAAGCATCATAGATGATAGAACCCTCTCTTTTGTCAAAGGTTTCAGGGACTCTATTAAGCATTCTCAAAAGGATTTCTTCAAAAGTTTGTACTTCATACATCAGATATTCACGCTCCTTTCCATAGTAAAATTACCAAACTCTGTGACAACTCTAAATTCCGCTAACACTTCACCCCTTTTATGGCTAAATTTAAAGCTGTCAACTTCTGTTACTCTATCGTCTGCAAGCAATGCTTCTTTAATACGCCTTTTAAGCTCAGGGTAAACATATGTAAGGGGCTTGCCAAACAAGTCCTCTAACTCAATTCCATAGTTCCAAGAGTATATAACATGCCTATATCGCTCTGTATAAATAATTTTATAGCAAGCTTGCTTCATGGCTTCTAGGTTGTTTCTGTAGTCAATACAACGCTTTTTCTCTGCTTCATAATCCCATTTATATGTGTTGGTAGGTACAGATTCTACGGTTAATTCATTTCTTAAATCATCATCAATTAACGGTATCATTCTATCCACTCTCCTTCACAAATAGGGTCATTAACCCTGTCAATTATGATGTAATTTTGACCGCCTTGTGCTCTGAGTAACATCACTTGTTCGCCTTCTTTGAGTCCGTGGTGCAACATAATCTTTTTTTTGCCTTGATAGGCATGCTTATGAGTCGTGTCAAAGTCATATGTTGTGTCTGTTTTATCTCCACCCGGATCAGGATTAGGATTTCCTGCTCCATCTCTGCTAGTTCCTCCGCTATCTATTTTAGGATGTCGGTGTGTTGGGTCTAAAAAATCATCATTGACCGTATAATGACTAACTGTAATATCTACATAGTAATCTTTTACATCATGAGTAAGTGTTAAAAATTCTTCTGTTAGAGTTAGTTTTTGCTCTACCAACACAGATAAAGGGTCTACACTTAGCACCTCACCAAAATATATACCAGAAGGATTAGATTCTTCAGTGCATTGGTTCGCTGCTGCTTTAATTACCTTCAATAAAGTGTTCATTAAATAAATTCACCGCCCCTCAAATTTAAAGTCATGCTGTGGTGATTATCAGTAAAAGTGTGTGTGCATTTTTCGACCATCATGTAGTTTTGCACAATAATGTCTCCAATATTAAGGTTAACCCCTATCATACTTCCGGCCCTTACTCTGGTATCTCCGAAAGCATCCTTTACACTTAAATTTCTAGTCTTTTTATTGTACAGTCTCAGTAAAGCTTCAGCTTTTGCTTGCCCGCCCTCTTGAGACTTTAAAGTGTCGAAATACTGCAAGATACCCCACTTATTTATATTTGCGCCATCCTTAGCTACATAAATGTCACGTTTACCACTTTCCTCGTTTTCATATACAAGTTTAACTTGATTATAGGTATTACTATCTATGCTAGATGTATAATCGAAATCTTCAGCTGTTTCTTCATCAATCAACAAATCTAGCTTCATGTTATTAATATTTCTTAGGGTAATTCTTCCAAAGTCGTCATACAAGACAAACATATTCTTTGTCAACCTTAATGTATCATCTAAGGCATTTTGCACAATATCGAACAAAGTTTTATTATCTTCAATTTTTTTAGGAATAGCGTAGCCTGTATCCTCTACAGTTCCACATTTTAATTGAAAGTCACCTGCTAACATTTTTAATACTGCTGCTGCTGTTTTATTTGTATAGATATATGTATCCTTATTCTTAAAGTACCTTAATTGATCATAAGCTGTAACTTTAATCAACCCATCTTTATTGCGGCTTTTAGAGAACACAAAACCAAAGAATAAACCTTTACTATTTACGATTAATTTAACCGGGTTACCTTCTTGAAAATTTATAATGTCGTCTTTCAAAATATTAAATGTTAATTTGCCTGGGCTTCCGGCTCTCTCTGTTTCCCACTTTATATCCTCTTCTGCCAAAGGCTGATAGGTTGTTCCTTTTTGTATGTTGTGAATATATAATTCTACATTAGCCAAGTTTTATCACCTGCCCTACTTGTAAAAGGTTAGGGTTATTAATACTGTTTAAATGCGCAAGTTCTTTATACTTACTACCATCATCAAAATTCTTTTTAGCAATAGCCCAAAGGGTATCACCTTCTTTAACCGTGTAGGTTTTAGAAGTCTCTTTATTGCTTGCTCTGTTTTGAACAACTGTAGCCACTTGCTCACCTTTACTATTAGTTTTGGTAGTAAGTGTTTTTGTTTTGTATTCTTTGTATTGTTTTAAATCAACGCTAACCATGGCATCAAAACCATATTTATCAGCATCTTCTTTTATAGTGTAATCCTCTAAAGATACTTGCATTGACGTGTCGTACATGTAATCCCCATTTGGTTTTACACGTGAAACACTAAATATAAAAGGTTTCTTAGAGGTTTTTAATTTCTCTAGCTTTTCTAAATAAATGTCAATTGCTTGTGTATCTTGATTGTTAAAAGGATAGTTAAAGTTAGGAAGCAATGTGTCGAAAGATATATCTGTTAGCCCTGGTGATTTGAGCACATTAACCTCGCCCTCGTCAATGAGTGTGATTGTCTTGTTATTATTATTGATTTTTAATTGTAACGCACCAGGGGTAACTGGTAGCATTACATCATCCATATAAAAATAATATGCCATTAGTGAACCCCCTCTGCGCTTGATAGCATTGCATCTTCTAAAGCTATACCAATGTAATCTACAATACCATCTAAATCCATATTAGAATTAACGTTATTTGTAACTCCACCTAATTCAACCTTAATATCTCTAAATACTGTCCTGTCGATTACTTCTGTCTCTGCTAAATCTCTGAGGTATTTTAAATCTTCTTCTGTGGTTTCTAAGGCATCTGCGGTTCTTCCTGTGTTGTCTGCTGTACTTCCTATGCCTTCGCCAATACCACCGATAGAGTCTTGCAAAGATTGATAATCTGGTAAAGATGATTTAATGTCATTTGAGTTAAAATCAAACATGTTACCGACTTTTTCGTCTATACCCTGGCCGAAATTGTAGCCTGCTTTATAAGCGTTACCATAATCTTTATAATCAATCGAACTTACAACCTCTTTCCACTCTGATCCACTTTTAACTTTTGCACTTGTCGATTCTAATTTGCTTTTAAAATTATCCAGCCCGCTTGTAATGTCTACAGTCACACCAGGTATTTTGTTAATGATGTTTTCAATAGCGCTTGCCATATTGGCAATATAACCTATAACGGTTAAGCACATATCATAAAATAACACTTTAACTGCTGCAACCGGGTCATTAAATACATTGCCTATAAAGTTGGCGATCATAGCGAACCCATTCCAAAGTGGGACAATAAAGCGATTATAAATATGTGCCAATAATGTAGCGAATGCACCTGCAATAACGCCTGTCGCACTTATAGATGTGCCAGCAAAATGATTAATAGACGCTACTACTGCATATATAGCCGCTATTAAAGCGATAATTAATAGAATAATCCAAGTAATAGGGCAAGCTAATAAGGCGGCATTAAAGCCATATTGAGCTGTTGTGGCAGTAAAGGTTGCACCGGCTTGCATCATTGTTGCTGCTTGACTAACTGCTTTTCTAATATTAGATATAGCTTCTAGCATATTAGTAACAGCAAGTACCCCATTATGAGCCATTAACGCTGCTGTGTACAATCCAAGCGCAATTACTACACCTGTCACAATCGGCGCTATCATGGACCAGTTATCACTAAAGAAGCTACTAACATCTGCTACTAGACCAAATACAATCCCTAATACCGCAATCAATCCACCTATAGCGCCAGTAATGCTGTTTATAATTGCTTGGCCGCCGCTACTATTTAAAGCGTTATTTACATTTTGCATAAGCCCCTGTGCTTGCATAGTAGTTGTATTTTTGATAGTGGTCCAAGCATCACTAAATGTTATAGGCATTTGTGCAAATTGGGTTTCTACATCATCTGCCATATTAAATACAGCCGCTTTAATAATATCTGCACTGATAGCGCCATCTGAGGATAGTTGTTTTAATTCTCCTTTTGATACACCCACATAGTCAGCAATCGCATCTGCTAACATAGGCGCATTTTCAATAATGCTTCGATATTCGTCACCTTGTAACCTTCCACTAGCCATTGCTTGCGTTAATTGATACATTGCGTTGCTTGCTTCTATTGTACTGGCACCACTGATTTTAAACGACTTCTGCATTAATTCAGTGAATGCTACAAGCTCGTCATTTCCGCTAAAAGCGTCACCGGCTAACAATCCAAGCTTAGCTGTAATGTCTACCATGCCACTATAAGCACCTCTTGACCGTTGTACTGCTTGGTAGATTTGCTCTTGTAAAGCAACTGTTTGCTGCATCTTAGCATTTAATACATCTTGTTCTGTAGCCCCATTTTCTAATCCTACTGGTTCTACAATTAAAGAAAGTCTAGCTTGTTGGCTTGTATTAGTATCTACCGCTTCAATACCTTGTCCTATAGCTTGTATGCCTAAATAAGCACCTGCTAAGCTTCTAGCTTTATTTACCAAGTTACCCATTGAATTATTACCACTTTGTACTGATCTATTAAATCTATCTTGTTGGTTTTGTGAGTCTCTTAAAGACTGTTCTATGCTGTTTATTTCAAGTTCTGCACTTGCTAATTCTCGCCTAGCTGTTTCTATGCTAGACGTATCAATAGCGTTGCTAGAAGCACGTTGAAGTGCTTCAAAACTACTAAGTGTTACGTTTAAAGCTGTTGTCATACTTCTAAAAGCTCGGCTCATATTGTCCTGAACCATAATTGAAGTTCGAATAGTACTGATAAAGCACCCCCTCCTATCTTCTTCTCCTATTCTTTCTTTCCATTTCTTTACGCTTCTTATCTTCACTTTCTTGCTTGATACGAATAGAAGCTATAATAAAAGCCTTTTCTTTCCTGTCCATTTCTAAAAACTCTCTGGGGCGTATTCTTAATTTATGCAAACAATAATAAGCATAATTAGATTCTGCATCCCCAGACTCAATTAGTTTTTTGCTTCTAAACAATCATCCTCTAATGTGGTATCAAATCCATTCACTTCTTGGACTTTTTTAAGAAGATCTTGATATTCACCAGGCTTAAGCATTTTTTTAAGAAGATTATCAGCACCCATTACTCCGTAACTGTTTTGAAGTTCTGCATTGCTAAGCTCAGGGAATTTCACACATTTAGCAGCTAGTTTGCCAAGATATGAGTCAAAGTCTGTTTCAGGTGTATATACCCCTTTTTTACCTACCACTGGTACTTTCTTAGTACAAGATTTACGAATAGCTTCATCTTCATCTGACGTAATACAAGCTAATTTCCAAGGAATAGGGTTGCCTTCTTTATCTTTAAATCTTTTACTTACTACTACTTCTACTAATTCTTCTTTCTGCACATTTTCAGCAAAAAACATTGATAATCCACTCATTTTAATATTCTCCCTTCAAACAAAAAGGGGGCCACAAAAGCCCCCATAAATAATTGATCTTATTTAATTAACTCTGCATACCATCTAATATCGAGAAAACCTGTGGCATTTCCATGTTTTCAAAAGTAAATGATATTTCTTCATCTAAATAATCTGCATCTGCATCAATTTTAGCGATTACAGCTTCATCAATATTACAATCTTTCAAGATTACAGTTTGTCTTCCCACTGTAGATGTAGGGTCTTCGTTTGTAACTTGCATGTCAAAATATGTATCTTCGCCTGTTGTCATGTACTTGTAAAGCATTTCTCTAAATAGAGAAGTATTATAGTGAATAGTAAAACTACCACTACCTTTCCAACCTGTAGATTTATTACCTTTCCCTGTCTTACCAAGGATAGGCACCTCTGTTTTGGTTTTCTCCATCTTAGCTTCTACATTAATGGCTTGCATAAGATTGTAGCGAACACCTTCGATTGTAACAAAACATTCCCCTAAAGACCCACTAATGGAGTCTTTAGCGTGCATAATTTGAGCCATTTAGCATCTCTCCTTCCTTATTTAACTATTACTTACATGTATCTATAAAAGTATCACCCTCATATATAATTTTGTCATTGCGCATACTGGTGTAATAGGGTTTTCACAAACAACGGATGTTTTTGTGTCACCCTTTTCTACTTTTAATTCTCTTGGGTCGTAATTTTCAATCGCTTGGATTTTCTCAAGCTGCTTGTTGTAGTTATCTACTTCATTCCAGAAAGAGACTCTACCTGCTTCATTGTTTTGAACCTTACCTAAGAAGCGTGTATTGAATAATACAGCAATGTCATTTCCGATTTGATCTAAAATACGGATAACTTGATTTTCTTTAAAGTCTTCATTCTTATCAACTGTAGTTGATACAAACGAGTTAACATCAATAAGGACCCTTGCATCATCTCCGCATTTATGAAATACAAACTTACCTTCTTGAATGCAAGTTTTAAGTTGCTCTTGAGTATAGCTTGTATCAATTTTGCAGTAGCCATCATATATCTTGTTGGTATTGCTGCGATTAATTTCACACCCAGCACTTGCACCAGTTACCCATGCAATTAAAGCTGGCACATCATCTACAGCATTATCAATATTAATAACACCTTCAAAGTCAGCTTCGTATTTATGTACTACCGTTTGGAATTTAACCCCCACATCATCACGCATACGCTTTGTGAATTGAGTAAACAGTTCTTTAATTGTATCATCATTCGTTGAACAAGCTAAGGTGTTGAATGAATAAGCTTCAATTTTATCTAAGAATGTTTGGTATTCTGCCCCTGTTACAGTACCATTGGTACCATTTTCAAGAGGAACACCTGCTTCTACTTGCAAAGTAGCTGTCGAAATGAACGTTACATAGTCATTATCAACTAATTCTGTAGCATCTGTTACAGTTTGTTCATCAACTTTTGTACTCTCAAGATAAGTGATCACATCAAATTTAGTTGGGTCATCAATATTATTAGTAATAACAATTTTCAAGTCATTACCACGTATACCACTATACTTAGCTTCTGCATAAGCATTACTTGCTTTATCACCGCTATTTAAACGATATAAATAACCAATTTTAGCATTCTTGAATAAATCCTTAATGCCATTAAGCTTTTCACTGGTGTAATCATAACCGAATAGCTTCATGCTGTTCTTTTGAATATCGCCAGCTTCTAAAGTCATTACTTCGCCATCAACACCCCAGTCTAATTCAATTGGTAGTGCTGCATAACCTCTTTCTCCGATTGTGCTTGAAGCACGTGCAGCTGAAATAAACTGAATATAAGCGCCAGGCAAAATTTTATTCTGTGTAGTCCATACTCCGCCACCTAATGCCATATTATTTCACCTCTCTTTTCATAAACATTTTAATAGCATTATCAACCTCTTTGAGGGTATAGCTACTATTTTCTTTTAAAACTACATTAAGAACATCTTTTCTATCTTTGTACATCTTAGATTTCAATATCTGTTCTTTGGTATACGTTACTTCTTTTTTTGTAAGATTAGCTTCTTCCATCTCAAACGTTCACCTTTCCTTTAAATTTCAGAGATTCCATATAAACTTTATCTTCCACCTTAATTACTGTGAAATTGTAATCAACCATAAAATGTAGTACTCCATCAACTACACTTCCGTTCATTGATGTACCTTTTAACATGCCATCTTGAAAATCGATATATTCTAGCGCACTATAAAGCCTATCCTGTACATCATTACATTCACTCTTTTTATTAGAAATGCTAGGGAAGTATTGAATAGCAAAGGGGTGTGTTCTCATGTATCTATTGCCTACTATCTGCCTATTTGTAGCTTCTAGCAATGTAATCAGAAAACATGGTTCTTTTAGATCTTGCTCAACCTCTTCACAATAAATCTCGTAGTTATCGCCAAACTCTGCATTTAAAGCTTGTGCAATGCCTACTACAATATCATTTATCATGTATCAAACACCTCCCTAAGCTTTTCTTCTAATCTCCTCTGTGCAAGTTTAGGAGCAATGCCATCAATTTCTTTTTCAGAAATTGTTAGCATAAATTTGCCTGGTACCCATCCATTATGATTTCTAGTCCTATGACCAAACTCTACATAGATAGCATATTCAGTATCGTTAAATACCTCTATGCTATAGCTATAACCTTGTCTTTGCACTCTAGTAACATCCCAGTTTCTTCTTAAAGTCCCACCTGTTAATCCAGTATTAGCCGGATAAACACCAACTGGTGTTCTTTTCTTGACCTTTCTTAAGAGCTTTTGTGCTAATTCATTAGATAAGTCTATACACAACTTATCAATGTCTATTTGCTCTAATTGCTGCATCTTTCGTTGCAACTCTTGTAATTGTCTATAATGGCATCTGCCCCACCTAGCCATTAAGCATACTCCTTAAACAACTGTAGTACGATTTCCTTATGTGTAGGATAGTTTACTTCCTGACCACTGCATGAGTATTCAATTACTTTTTCTAAGTGAGTGACAGTAATTTTTGAACCTGGCTTAATTGTGATATCTGGTGAAATAAATAGTTTTACAACTTGCTCTACTGAAGCAACATTAGAACTTTCATCAGCTGATTTAATGCTTGAAAACGATAGCTTACAAGGTTGGTTCTCTAATACCAAAACTGGTTGTGAGCTTGTGATATGTGTTACAGGGTCTTTTGTCTTTTGTACCTCTGTTACTGTACACTTATCTTCATATAGCCTTTCTATGGCCATTCTAGCCAATACTCTCGCTTGTGATATCATCTCTTCACCTTCCTAAACTGGTTAAGTTGGATAATGTAGTTATTAATAATGCCATCTGTAGTACTAGCAGAATGACTACTGCCCGTAGCAAACTGTACTGTAACATCACCTTCTTTGATACTAGATACTTGACCACTAGTATTAGAGCCTACATTTACACCACCTGTATCAGAACCACTGGCACCATAAAATTCAATGGTCATTTTAAGCCATATCGTTTCAAGTCCTTTAGGTATAAAAGTAAGATTACAATAATTCAAGATAGCTGCTTTGGTATCATCTAAAGCAAACTGGAGAAGCATATCTTTGTCCTCTCCAGTTACACCTAGAAGCATTTTAAGTTTATTTAAAACATCAACCTCATTTAACTTCTGCCACTTGATACTATTCATCATGGCTTACACCACCTTAAGAAATAGTGAACATACCAACTTGGTCCGCATAAGGGAATGATGGCATTGCTGTAGCAACTGCTTTAATCCATTTAGCAACTGGATCATTGGTGTTGTATTGCTCAACTAAAATGTTACCGATAGCTGAAATATCCACATCAGCTTTACTTCTAAGTTCTAACTCTTCAGCTGTAACACCATAGAATGTATTACCCATGATACCATCAGGCATGATAATGAACTTATCTTCTCCTAAATATCTAGCTGTTGTATAAGCTCCATTTTTACCTTGAGTACGATATTGAGCATCATAAGCTGCTATCTGTGGTAATGATTGAGCTGCTAAGAATTGGTTTAACTCATTTACTGTAAGTAATCTTTCTGAATTAATACCAAAAATACCTTTTCTAATAGCTGCATCTTTAAGAAGCATGTTAAGTACTTTTGTACTTGTTAATGCTCTAGTAGGTGTATATCCTGTATCTTTTACAATTTGGTTACACATATCAAAGATGTTTTCTAATATTTTTTCAGCACCACTTGACCATGTTTTACTGGTTTTGTGATTAGTAGGTGTACCATAATCAACTGTAGCTTTAACACCATTTTCATTGATTGATAATTTACCTGTGCTAAGTGCTTCAAGTCTCATGGCTTCTACTCTTGCAAGTACACCATTTGTGAGATTATCAACATCAGCAAAGATTTTATCAATGATCTGTTTCTCTTCTACTAAGTTACGAGGATTATTAAGTGCAATCAACTCTTTTTCACCTAATTTAATCTTACGTTTGATAAGTGCTAACTCTTGCATTGAGTAGCTTCCACCTTCACGGCTACCAATTTCTGTTTCAGAATCGAAAGCATGAATAGAAGCTGCTACTGGCACATTAGAAGCACCCTTAACCATTTCTACTTCTAAACCTTCAATTTTCTTAGAAGGGAATAATGTTTCACCCACCATTGCAGGTAATGTTCTTGCCTTTGTATAGTCAATTAGTTCTTTATGACTTAATAGTTCTTCAATTCTTGGCATAATTTATGTACCTCTTTTCCTTTAGATTCTAATTATCGTACTTTGATTTCTGGTAAAGCTGTTTTAAAAGCATCTGTTGCCACATAAGCTGCTGTATCCTCGCCTTGTAAGCGTTCTGCAATAATATACCCTTCTACCATTAAAGCTACTGGCTGTGGACCATGGGTAATATCTGTTGTATGGAATAAGATTCCTACTGGTGTAGATGAAGGTGTAGTTCCTGTGACGGTTACTACCTCACCATCTGCATCAACTAATGTACCGGCTGGTACTATTTTCTTTCCGTGTTCATCTGCTGTTACTGTTATTCCATTAAGTGTAGCCGTGAAATTAATATACTTCTCACTTGCTAAAAACTCAGGTGTGTTGTTAAAAGTTTCTTTTGCAAAATACATTGTTCATTCCTCCTCTTATTTACTTGCCCATGGATCATAACTTGGTGTAGTAGTTGTATTTCTACTTTCTGCCATACTTGCACCATAGCCTTTACTTGGTGGATTATCTCCTCCACCTGGATTGTAATGTGTTTGAGTCTGTGCCTCACCAAACATAAACTTTGTATCCTCTGCTTCAGATAAAGATTTAAGCTTAGCTTCAAGTAATGTCTCAAAGTCAGCATTATCTTTCGCTTCTAGTTCTCCTACAAGAGCCTTGACTGCAACTTCATTCTTAGCCTTATACTTTCCTAGTGCTTTAGTTAGAATTCCCTCTCTAGCTAATTTGGTGAGTTCTGCTTGATGTTCTTTTTGCATATTGGCAATCGTTGTTTCATGTTCTGTGATTTTAGTTTGTAGAGTTTCATTGTCTGTGTTGTTTTTCTTGAGGTCAGCAATAGTTGTATTGGCAGTTTGTAATTCTTTCTCTACATTTGCTTTTTCTGTCTTCAAGGTTTCTAGATCACCTTTAGCCTTGTTAATGTCTTCTCCATTAGCTTTCATAATGTTGTCAATAACTTCTTTGCGCTTGGCTTCATCTGCAATAAGGTCCTTTAGTTGTGCTTCTAATTGTTCTCTCTTCATTTCTATTCCTCCTACGATTTTTACGCTTCTTCTTAGCGATTGGATTTTAATATCAAAGCCTTTTTACGCCATGCCTAGGGCAAAATAAAAAGCACCCCTCATGAGTGCTGTTAATTATTGATTGCTATTATTCATAAAAAATACAATAAATTCTTTACCGAACTTACTAATCAGCATTGAATCTTTCTTGTCTAAACTTTTTGGTTTAAAGCTATTTACCTTAGTGCCCTTCAATATTTTTTCTACTGTATCTTGTAGCATTTGAATATTCTTATATAAGTCGTCTTCCTTTTCTTCACGTTTGCTACTAAGAAGTCCAAGTCTAAGTAGTCTTTCCCTAATAGATTCGTACTGTTTATACTCAATATTTAATTCATTAAGTATGTCAATATAAGTTTTATCTGTCGTGTATAGCTCATAATAAAATTTCAATACAACTAAATCTTGTATCCTTAATTGCTTAAGAGTGTCATAATACATCAAAACAAAATCTTCATTTACTTCTGGCATAGCCGCTAAATTTAGAAATCCGTTAGCAATATACTTAATTTTCTCCTCTTGGACTTCGTCCAATGCATAATCACTCACCAAACCAAAGTATTTTTCCTTTATTTCTTGAAGCTTTTCTGGCTCTAATTTAACCAATCTCTCCTCAAGTATGCTTATTCTTTCTTTTAGTTCAATCATAAAGGCTTCAAACATTTTCTCTTGCCGCTTTTGCTTGTATGCTAACACACTACTCACCATCCCCGGAACCACTGTCCCAACTACTCCCTCTAACAGCAATGAACATGCAATTTCTGTTGCTGGCTCTTTTGCTGAATCAAACAAATCTAATGCCTTTTCTTTTATATTCATCTTTTAACCACCCCTCAATGGTATTTTACCACAGGGGAATTGCATAAAAATAGCACCTACTCATTAATCCAAGTAAGTGCTATTTCAGATAATCTTAATAATTGCATCTTCAGTCAGTATCTCATGCTCCCCATGCGGTGTTACTACAAGTAAAGCTGGTATATCTTCGCCTTCTTCTTCATCTGCTTGACAAAAACAATCAGCTTTACACTCAATCATTCTTCCATCATTCAACTGAATCTTAACAAATGTACCATCATAAGTTAACATGAAAATTTTATTTAGTTTTTCTGACATTTACTTAACTCCTTTCTGGTATTACAGGAAACGCATGAGTTCCATTAATAGAATAATGTATTGCTATCCTACTTGTCTTTACATATTTTCTAGAAACAAAATCAAAAGCTACTCCTATTATACTGTCTGTATCAACGAATTCTTTTGGAGGGGATATAATACCTTTACCTGTATATCTATTTATGAGATTTTGTATATCTATCTCTTTGTAAAAAGCTCCTGGTCCAGAATTGCCATTTTTAATTGCCTTTGCTGTTCTCTCACGCCACTGTTTAGTTCCTAAAATATGTTCTTGTTGCTTTACTCTCCTAACTATTAAATTACATTCACCATTTTTTAGTTTTTGAGTAAATTCTTTTTTGCTATTTAATAATTTCCACTTATTACTATCAGTATACTTCATATTTTGGAAATCATCAATGGATTCAGGAACTTCTTTACCTAGTATAGATTTGTATTCTTGGTGCTGCTTTTTATCAGTATATAGGTTCTTATGTTTCTTTACTGCAAGCTCAGCTTCAGCATTTCCTTTTACATATTCACCATACCACTCCTTATAACTCATACTAGATGGTACTAAACACTGACTGCCATCTGGATTTCTAGCAATACGTTTTTCATCAACTGTGAATTCATCATCAAAGTAAGGGCAAGTTGTAGATCTACATCGGTTATGAAATGGTGGAGCTGTAACCCAAGGCTCATATTCACTCATAGGAAATGGTTTCCCATCTAAGCTTCTACATATATCACTTGTATGCAAATCGAGCGTTGCAAGTATCTCATATTGCGCTACTCCTATTTCTTTATAGCCATCTTGAGTAGATAGAGAAGAAAAATAAGCGCTTTCTGTCATGACTAGATTACCTGCTTGCTGCTTAGTAGCTTTGAACCTCTTGGAAATCTTATCTATGAGTTTTCTAGGATTATCTCCCCTGATGCACGCTTGTGTCAATTCAGTATGTAAGGTTTGAACCAATTGCGGTCTATACTTACCCCATATTCTCTGAGAAAAGTTACTCCCATCACTAGCCCATGGATTAGAGATAATCGTTTCTAGTTTGCTACTATTTATACCACTTATATTAATCCCTAAGCCGATACCTCTTTCTAATTCAAAGCACGTATGATAAAAGCCATGTGTATATGTATCCTTAATAAGCGTATCTAAACCATCTGTCATATTGCCATAGAGTTGTTCAACCTGTGCTTGTAATTGTAGCTTAAGGGCTTCTAATCGACTTATATGGACCCTACAACTAGCATTCTCTAATTGCCTAGCAAATTCATCTGAATATTTAAGAGTTTTACCTTTTTCTATGTATTCTTCTACTGTCCATTTAAACTCCTCTAACTCTTTTGCATTGAGCCTTTTTTTAGCTTCCTGTAAGGTTATACCTTCACTATCTGCAAATCTCATATACCACTTATCAATATCAGCTTGAATATTTGTACATGCTCTATTGAATTCTTCTTCTAATGTCTTGTAGTACTCAGCACCTTTATTGACTTGTGCTATTTGTATCTGCTCAAACCTCTTTTGCCAATAGGCCCTATTCTTCTCCATTATCCTCACCTACCTTAGTCTTGATAGGTTGCAAGTCTTCTTCAAGCTTATTCTCTTCTTCAATATCCTTTAACTCCTGATCCACATCTTCAACCCATGGATGATTTTTAAGAATAGTCTTTTGCGAGATAATCCCATAGCTTTCTTTGGCTATCTGACACATTTCTAAGTCGTTTTTAATAGCGTTCCTTGTCCATGTTTGAGTAATAGTAAAGTTATCACTATAACCAACAGACTGAGCAATAAATCTAATTAACTGATTAAAACCACTTCTAAACTCTATTTCCATGAGTCCTGCTTTTAATTCCAATGGCGAATACATGAACTTAAGAGCTTCACCGGATGAATTAGAGTAGCCACCTTCTGGATGAGGATCTAAACCTTGACCTTGCTCATAAATTTGTTTTCTACAAATTTCAATCAGCTTATTTCTAGCTTCTACTGGTATATCAACTGCAATGGTAGAAACACCTGACTTATCATCAGCACCATTAGACTGCATACTAATTGTCTTATATTTCTTTAAATCGTTTCTAAACTCGTCTAAATCCGTACCACCATAATTGGTAAGTACCCATATAAGCTGTTGAATATCATCTACATCATTCACATAGCCTGAAAGAATATTGTCTATAACATCAATAAATGGCTTAATCTTAGTCAAATCACTATCTTTAATGTTATTATTGGCAAATTCTATAAAAGGTACACCATTAAAACCATGCTGATAATAATTATTTTCTGTACTTGTGCTATTGTCTAAGTCTACTGTGGTAAATCGTTCTGCTTCTTGTAAATCCCCTAAACTAATAGAATCTTTTAGCTTTCTAAATGTTGTGCACCCTTCTTCATCCCAGTACTCGTATATCGTGTAGTACTTATCATCCTCAGATTGATATTCAACATACATACGAATAACTGCTTTTAGCTCATTGAGTAATCCTGTTGAATAAATGGGTATAATCTGCATACTGGGTACTGGTGCATACTTAAAGCTATTCTTCACATCTTTCCAAACATGAAGCCATGCACTTTTATAGTTGCTTGCATTTGTACAAAGGGTATTGCAAATCTTACTATAGTTATCTCCTAATGCTTCCATGACTTTTTTATTTAACTGATCATTACCTGTTTCAAATGTAGGTGGATAGCTAAGTAGATAAGCTGCTTTTTGATTTACTAGTTGCGCATGATAGTCATGAGGAATTCTATTGTCAGCTGCACGTAATGGATTATCACTTTTATCTTTGTTACGATTTGCTGGTGCTGAATCATACAAGATATCATTCTTATGTGCGTAGTATCTACTTGCAACTTCACATTCTCTCACATAGTCATCATGCTTCTTCGTGTATCTTTCCAAGACTTTCTTAAATTGTTCAAGTTCAATCTTCACTAACTCTTACCTCCTTTCTGATTTTGGTTTTAAGACACTCATACCTGTCATTCGTTTAAGCATGGTATAACAAAAATACCTGCAACTATCCATACAGTGATCATTCTCTTTAACAGGTTTATCTTCACCGTGTTTAGCTGCTTTTTCATCCCATACATAGGAACCAAACTCCTTTTGAGTTTCTACACACGATTTGTCAAAGAATATCTTTCCCTCAGTTAATAATGTTGCCACTAACCTTATACCATCAAGTACTGAGTTATTAGCCTTCTTAACTTTAAATTTATTCTTCAATAACTCAGCAATAAAAGACGCTGCTGAAGGGTCAACGATAATAAATCTTGGTGTAGTGTCCTGAAGCCACTCTTTTAAATCCTCTACATATTCGCTATCTGTTTTCTGTGAAGCTTCTGAACGTCCTGAGTAATGATATTCCTTAGTGCAGTACCAATTCATATCACTACCTAACTCCCATAAAAGAAATACTGTAGGGTTTTGAGTACCGTAGTCAATGCTTACATACTTATCTCCAACAAAGCTTAATCCATTACTCATTAACTCGGCAACATCTACAACATGCTTATCTTTGTGGAACATATCGTAAATAATTCCCTCTGCTACAGCCCACAAGCCTTTTATATAACGGTCATAGAATACACCACTATACATTGACCTATAACGTGCTTTAATCTTTTCTGAAAGGCTTAAATTATCATCCATGGTAAAGTGTAAGTACAGTAAGTTCTTTTCATCTTGCTTATCAATCCAATTAACTTTAAACCAGTGATAAGGTCCATCAGGGTTACAATTAAACCAGAACTTTGAGCCATCAACTGAACAACGTCCTGTTGCTTGGTTAACAAATGACTCTGGCATCAGTGCCACTTCATCAAAAAAACAGCCTGCCAACGTGATACCTTGTATCAAGTCTTGAGACCGTTCATCTTTACCACCAAATATGTAAAAATAGTTTGTGACATTACCACGGCTAACAATAACCAGATTGTCTGCTCGCTGATCTACTACTTTGTACCCTCTGGACTTAAGCATTAATTTAAGCCAGAACAATACGTTACGTCTAAAAGAACCTATTGTTTTACCACACATACCAAAGTTTTGTCCGTTAAATGTTTCCATAGCCCACATACCATAGCTTAATGACATTGATATTGTTTTTCCAGAACGAATAGCTCCATCTGCTATGATTCCATCTAACTCATGAACTGGAGAATTAGGTATCCACCAAGTTAGTATTTTAAGTTGCTTATTACTAAACGGCTTGAATTTGAATAAACTATTTCTTTTCATTTTATTTTTAGGATTTCTTGTACGGGATGCTTTTTTATCTGTATCAATCTTCTTAGTTTTTTTTATAAGCGCATCTATTCCTCCCATACATCATTCACCTGACCTTTAAGAGCATCTAGGAAACCATCATCCTCAGTCTCACCATCTTCTCCTGTATCAACTTTAGCTTTAAGTAGTGCTATTCTAGCCTTTTGTTCCTCTGTAGCTAAATCCCAATTCTTATTTAGCATTTCATCATATTGCTTTATTAAAGACCTAAGTTCACTCATTGCTCTACTTTGTGCATTCAAAAAAGTAGCTTGCCTATCCCATGCAAATTGGAATTCCCATTCATCAGTATCTGATTTCTCACCTCTAGTTTTTTTCTTAAGAACCTTTAATAACTCGTCCTTATCCGTTACATGCATTATTTTCTGTGACCGGATAATAGCTGCAAACTGTATGGTTATATTGTTCCAAATCATATCCAACGGATCTATATGAGCAATATCTTTAATTAGCTCCTGTGTTTCCTCCGGGAGATATTTTGAAAAGAAACCATGTGTTTCCGCATTCTTATTATTTCTTGGTGCTCCATTACCTACTGCATTTTTATTTCCTTTAGGTGCTCCTCTTTTTGACGAACGTTCATTATCCCACTTATAGGTTAACTTCCATCTTCGTACTGTTCCTTGTGGAATATCTAATCTATTTGCAATCTCAACTAATTTGAGACCTTTTTTAAATAGTTCTTCAGCTTCCTTAACTTTTGGATTAGGTTCTCTTGGCATCTCACCACCTCACTATATTTGTTTGTTTTGGAGTTTGGCCATAAATACCACTCTCCTTTTCTCATAAATAAAAAAGATGTTAGCGCAGATAACCAACGGGTAAGGTTATGCCAACATCTTCTTTTGATTGTAATGCTCAATTCACTATTTAATTTTTCACATCTTAATTATCTCATATCTGTAAATGGCGCCTTTTTTGCACCTTTTTTGCATTGCTGTCAAGCTTCAAGCTTAAGACCTTCAATCCCAAAAAACAGTACAGCAAGTTCATTAATAGCTGTTCTATGTTGTCTGCTTATTGTAGTAACATCACATTCTAACTGCTCAGCTAGTTTCTCCATTGTAAGATTATCAGATATGTACATTTTATCAATTATGGTTGCCCTCTTTAGTTTATTCATATCATGTCTATTCTCTGCCTCTCTCCTATGTGCTTCTAAAAACTTATCTATTAAATCTACTATAATCTGAGTTCTTACTTTAGTACGCTTAGCAGATTTAATATAGTCCTCGTCCTGACTAGCCAAAGTCAGTTCCCAAGCCTCAAGTGTCTCATTAATATCTTCTAATGAGTTAGAGCATTCAATACAATGTTGCTTAAACTCATGATAATTTCTAAGCAATAGTTTTGTATTGTGATATCTCTTATCTTCTTTAGTTAAAGTCTTACCCATTAAAATCCCTCCAATAATCTAATATACGTTAGATATAGTTTGCATAAATATTACAGTTGTCATAACCTAATTTACGAAATTTTAAATTATATACATAAAGTAGCAAATCGTGTATATTTGAGTGTATGATTGATTCAAAATTTCTAATCATACATATCCTTTGACTATCAATACTTAGATAGTGTTTTTACTATTCCCTTTATGTATATTTGTTTGTTTTTCTTATAAACTATATATAAAAAAATATATACTATATAAAGATATGAAATCGGCGTTAAATATACATGACTATACATAGATTAGGTATTAAAAACACGTTTTAATCTATGAGTATCAATGGATATGTATATTCCAGTATGTAATTTTAAATATACATGGAATTAGGACTCAACTTTCATCCTACTAGGTATATCCTGGAGCTCTGGTATCTTCTCCTCCGTCCACATAGCACACATACAGTTCCAGGCAGCCGCGCATAGATGGTCCTCATCGGTTTGTCCATCTAAATATTTCATAAGATGGCGTATAGCTGAATCTATATAACTGTGGATAGGTATACCCTTCTCCCAGTTTCGCTCCTGATACTTAATTGCTCCATTCTCGAAATGTCTTGCTAATCTTAAGATTGCTACCGCAGGTAATAGATCCATACGTCCTTTACCAACCTCTACATCTCTTACTGCCCCTGTTTCAAATGAACGTCTTGCTCTACTATCTTGTATTTCCATATGTATCACCTCGTGTTTTTATTTTCTATGCACCACATAGTGCTTATTTTCTTTTAGCAATCTTTCCTTTTCTTTTTCTAGATCATCTAAAGTAACATTACCGCTAATAATACAGTCTAGTTGTTCTTCTAATCTGTCTATAATACGTTGTATTCTAGTTTTGCCAAAGCCTAGCTCGTCCGATAATACAATGCAAAGAGATGATTCTATGCAGCTTATTGCTGTGCTTAGCATACTAGTTTTAATTTCTTGCATCTGCTTCTCGTAGCACTTACTTATTTCTTGCTCAATTAATTTATCTCTAGCTTCTAGCTGCTCTCTTGTCATCGTGTAGACTGCTTTGCTTTTAGCTTGTTCCTTCTCTAACCTTCTTTTTTCTGCCCTAGTCTGTGCTTTAACTGTTGTAAGACTAGAGTCTAAAGGTGTATGTATCATTTTAACTCACTCCTAATTTATTTTTATTCCAAATAAACCGAATATTAATTCATCATCCTTTGGCTTTAAGTAACTCTTTGTCATATCAATTGACTTATGATGAGCCAGTAATTGTGCCTCTTCCATAGTAAATTTGCGTCCTATGATTTGACATAGATAATGAGTACCATTTGTTGTGTTTTCCAGAAAACTATGTCTAAAAGTATGAGGTGTAAAGTGTGGAGCACTAGGATCTAATCGTTTTAATATATTACACATAGTACTTACCCATCCTCTCAAAGTTTGTGACCCTCGCGCTGGTCCATACTTACTTTGCCAAAATGCTTCCCCTTCCTTCTTAACACTTAAATGTAACTTAATACTTTCTTTAGCATGGCTATGTAATAAAATATATTCTTCTCTTCCACCTTTGCATTTTACTTTAAGATATCCCTTATCAAGCGTTTCTGTATTACTTACTTGAAATACTTCATTGACACGTGCGCCAGTGTCGTATAAGATATCGAGTAGGCATAGATGCTGGTACATCTTATGCTGTGCTAAGTAATCTCTTAGCAAATCAATTTGTCTCTGGCTTAGAAAGGTAATCTCTCTGATTGGTTCCTTTTCTAAGCCTTTTATACGTGATGCCGGATTAATCATATAGTCCTCATACTCGTCATCATCATCTTGTGCAAATCCCATCATAGTACGAATAGCACTTAATAATCTATTAACCCTTGCCGGACTTGCATTTCTTTCTTCACCCATAAAGTATTTAAACTCATCAAAATGTCGTTTTTTAAAATCTAATACGCTCATATTGTTGTTATATAGTAAATTCCAACATAGGAAAAATCTAAGATCATAACCATATTCATTAATAGTTCTTTCACCTTTTCTGTCTCCCTTGCAAGCTCTTAAATATTGTTTCATTAATTGCTTATTAACCTCGTTAACTTGTTCCCATCTTTCTTTTGTGTATAGTACTCTACTCATACTATCGCTCCTAACTAGTAATAGTTAACTTCCCCAAGATGTTACTAGCTTGTCCTAATTATTTGCTATTCCTAAAAGTCGAATTTGTTATTGTTTTGGCTCAACTAATTCCCCTATAGCTTCTTCCTGTCCGTAAAGTTCAAGTCTGTATTGCTGCTCAACATCAGGATACTTCTCATGATCTACTTCTGATAGAAACATTTCTAAAGGCCTAGCGTATACAACCCCATCATACAAAGAAACATAAACTACAAGTTTATCTTCTTTACTGCTATAATGTTTGAATCCGTTTGAAGTATTGTAAATCGCCACTCTTACTTTGCACTCTGTATGAACAGCCATAAATTCTTCAATATCTTTTACTGCATCAACTATATCTTCATTGTCAAAATTAAATCCTTCACTTACTCCAAGTGTTGCATAAATGTAGTTGTTAGTGACTCCATCATCTGTATGCTTAAAGTGCTTATAAATACCTGGTGCTACTAATTGTCTTTTCATTTGTATTCCTCCTATGTAGAAGGTGCCAACTTAAGTCAGCACCCTATGTATTTTATTCTTCTTGCTTTACTGCCCCACGCTCATCCATATGTTCTAATATCCGGTTAACTGTAACAGCTAAAGTATTTAGTTCTATAGCATTCATTACTGGAATAGCTTCACCTAAAACTTTCATTAACTCTCGTTTCATTCTTATTTCTTCCAAAATTACCACATCCTCAAAAATCAGATTTTATTCATCCTCTTCTTTTTCCAGTATGTATTCATTTCCTTGTTGTCCTGCTTTATTAACAGTAAACTTGTTACACATTAAAACTGTGTACCCTTTATTCAAATATACTTTCAGACTATCTGTTGGATTAAGATAGTTATCTGGATAAGTCCTAACCATTACTTGCTTTTTAGCCATGTTACTTTCACCTCACAAACTTATATTTGATTTACTATACTCTGAATAATCTGTTTTAACTTTCTTATTCTCTGCTCTGCATCCTCTTTATTTAATTTCTCATTTTCAGTAAGTGATTTATAGTATTCAAGTTCTTTCTCAAGTTCTGTGTTTTTATCCCAACGATCATTAGACTGTTGTATTGACTCATCTAATTTATTTTTTGTTTCGTTTAATTCGTCTGTTAATGCCTTTTTTTCTTTTCGCATTCCTTCGATTGTACTATTTAAGCACTTAATTGTAGACTCTTTATCATCTAACATCTCTTGTGCCTGTTCAAACATATTCAGCACAAGGTCTTTTATTTGTTTAGCCATTGTTATACGTTCTACTTCTTCAATCATTTCTTGAATGTTTTCGTACATTTTGTTTCCTCCCAAACTCTGATTTTATTTGTGTTCTTTACTTTTAGTGCAATGTATTTTACAATATATTCCTGATGCCACAAAGCAATCATAATTATTTAGCAACAAGGAGACATTTTATGCAAAACTTATTTAAATCAATAAAGTTTTGGGAGATTAACTTTATTATTCTTAGTATCATTTTTATTAGTCCTTTATTTATTGAATTTTTAATTCTTACTATTATACCTTTAGTAGCATTTAGTATTATTCCATCTTTTCTTGCATTTAAAAAAAGAAAGTTTTCTATTATCTCACTTAATACTCTTATATTAATAGGAGCATTAGTATTATATCTTTATTTATGGTAATATAAGCTTTTAATTTTATAGCTCTGGTATGAATTTACTAGAGTTTTTTACTTTGTACAAAAAATAAATAAGAGATATTATATACTTCATGAACAAATTCTTATTTTTTAAAGATTAAACTCCTGCTTAATCTCTCTTGCTACATCAATTAAATTCCTAAATCTTAAATCCAGCTTGCTAGGATCCAGTAAGACCAAATGCCTTACTAAATCCTTAAAAGCATTTCTATCATTCTCTTTTTGCTGTAAGTCCTCTTCTAGCTGTTCAGGATTTAAAGCATACTTAGATGAATGATTACCCGATTGCTTTTTCATGCCTGCCCTCCTGTCAAAAATTCATTTTGTTTAAATCATGTTAAATAGATCCGTTTGGTTTCCTAAATCAATCGGCACATCTTCCCAAGGAACCCCAATGTAATCTAGTACTTTACCCCAACCATAAACTTCTCCTGTTTCCTTATCTGTAACACATCTGTACATGTAAAACTCCCACTCTTTGGGATTACGTTCCCTTAATTGGTCAAATCTATGTGGTCTTTTCTCCATGTGTATGCCAAAACCACACATACTACACCCTGTTCTTTGTGCCTTTGTTGTGTATAGATTTCCGTCTTTATCTCGCTCTATAGTGCCATATATACTTGGCACTGGTACTTCTAAATCCAGTGCTAATTGTAGTAGATCCTGTCTCATAAAAATACCAAATGGTGCACTTCTTATAACGCTTTTTCCGTAGTAGTTACATCCATTACTTACAAGTCCATCCTCACGTTGTCCACCCTCACTTGCCATTAATCCAAGATAAGGTACACTATTATGTTCTTTTGCCCAATCCCTACATGGCTTTTCTTTCATTGCTTCACAACATTTATTGCTTACCTGGAAGAATGCCTTTTGATATTGTTTGCCTTCTTCATCAGCTCCACCGAATAACTGTAGCCATCTTTTGGGTAATTGCATCCTGCTATTCTTTGCATAATGCCCCTGTGCCCCACATTCTCCTGTTATGATGGCATGTCTAACAGTTTTATTCTTCTCTGTAGGGTTCTGTATCTTCTGTATGTTACCTGCTATCTTCTTAGAGATAATAGGGAACCCATATGTATTAAGTACTTGTGTGCTGTTCATCCCTGGCTTAATAGTTATTACACCTATTTCTTTGTGTATCTTCTGTATGCTCTTATCTTCTATAGCACTAACCCCTATAGCTGGTACATTAATTCCTATCTTTCGCAAGAAGAATAGTAATGTAATGCTATCTAAACCACCTACTGATACATGTTGATTAAGTCCACGTCTTTCAGTTTCTTCTAAGAACTCATAGGCTCTCATTTCAGCCTTGCGTAACTTAACCTCGTATGGTAGCTGTTGCATTTGTGCAAATACTGCACGTTGGCTCTGCTTGTGAGCCTTAAATTCTTCTAGTGTCATTTCTTTTTCATTTGCCATTTTCTTATTTAGGAGATCTCGAGATTTAAGGGCCCACTCTTTCCTCCTATTCTTTACTGTTTAAAAAGTCAATTTTATTTGTTATCTAATAATCTAGTAACATCATCTAAGATTTCCCATTCAAGTACACTATTGAAGCCTTGTTCTTTCAGCCTCTTTAACTTGTCCTCTATAATAGTAAGTCCTACGAAAAATTCCCATTGCCCTTTACCTAAGTTATAAGCTTCTACTATCTTCTGCTTTTCTTGCCTACACTCCAGTAAATTAAGCTTATCATAAAAAAACTGTTGATATAGATAGCGTGAAGCTTGATAATAAGCTTGCTCATAAGCGGCTAAGCATGGTGGCATTTCACCACCGTTCTTAGCAAGTTTATCCAAATCTCGTATGTCCATTCTTCTCACGCCCCTATCCTCACTTGGTATGGTTTATTAATCAGCTCAACACCTAAGTACACTTGACCAGATGATTTTCTAAACTTGCCATACTTCTTAGATACCTCAACCCCAAACTTACGATTGCTCATAACAAATTCATTATTCGTATTGGCCCATTCCGTATAAGCTTTATATAAGTCACTTGCTGCAATCTCAGCGTCCTCATTACTCCTAGTACAGTTATCTAAAAATGCTGTTACAACATCCATTTCATTACGATATTCAGCTGTAGCTTTCTTAATTGATTCTGGTACCTTAAGCCCTTCTTTGAGATATAATAAAAAGCCTTCTACCGCCCATGCTAAAATACCTGGTGTTTCTTTGAGTAGCTTATATTTAAGATTTTTATCTTGCTTCTCCTCTGGTATCTGTGCTTCAAAAGGAATTAACCTCATACGTCTCCAGATACCGTTGTCAGTTCCACGGATGATAGGCTTATGATTAGTTGATAGCCAAATCTTAAACTGTGGTCTAAACTCAAATTCATTACCATACAAGCGTCTGGCTGTTACTCTATCTTCACCAGTAAGTTGTTTAATTAATCCTTCATTAAGCTTCACGCCTTCGTTAGGTTCCGAACATGTTACGAATCTTGCTCCTGCTAACCTAGCGATATCACTATTAGCTTGTCCTGTTGCTGTGTTACCTTTAACCATTAACGAATCAGCTTGGATATTACTTGCATAAGTACCTGCAATATGAGCAATAGTCTCAATAAATACCCCTTTACCATTACCACCGGTACCGTATAAGAAAAATGCCACTTGCTCAGCTGTAGATCCTGTCAAACTATATCCAACCGCCTTTTGTATGTATCTAATCAATTCCTTGTCTCCACCAAAGATAGTACTTATAAATTCCATCCATAGTGGACAATCACATTTATCTGTATACTCTGTCATGCTCATTTTAGAAATTAACTTATCAGCACTATGTTGAAGAAACTCTCCTGTTTTCATGTTAAGTACGCCATTAGGTGTATTGAATAAAAATAGGTCTTTATCTAAATCCTTGTTTTCAAGTGGTGCCATATGCTCACTTTCTTTAATGAATGCACTCTTACCCTTACTACTACGTGCATTTTTTACATGCTTCTGTATGGCTTTAAGCATATCGCTATCATCTGGATCACAATCTTTAATAAGCTGCTTGTGCATTTCTAAGATGAATCTGTCTGCATAAGCTTTAACTCTATTTGTTGTATCATCACACCATTTTCGACCGTCATAATACATCCATTGTTTATTGGTGTAATTGTACTTAAGCTCATCCCCAAACATATCAAGGAAACGTTCTGCATTGCCTGTATCATCCATTGAATAAGATTTTCTTATTTTCTTTTCACCCATTCCAACTGTAACTGAATAACCATCATCCTGCTGTGGAGTGTAGACTTCCTTACAATCTTTAATTGCTCTATTAAGAACGATTGCTCCATAAGTACTACCACTCTGTTTTCTATCCCACTTATCACGCATAAGTCCTGATGCCCTCATGATTGCATCCATCTTATAGAAGTCACATCCACACCAGAAGGCCAACATATTACAGAATGCTAAATCAGCCTCACTCTGTGATGGGTACCATCCTTGCCAGTTCCCTGCATAGAGCATTGAAAAAGCTTGTCCTTGATTGCTCTGACTTGCTAAGCGAATAATCTCACTATCATCAAGTTCTAATTGTTTAATCTGCTGCACACCCTTAGATGATTCTCCACCGATATATTTCTCATGAAGTGACTTGATTGCAAGCGTACAATCATTAACTGCTGTATATTCACTTGCTGGCTTAGCTGTCATAATAAAGAATCTTCCCTCTTGATACATCTCCACATTAGCTTTACGTCTGCCACCTTTAGGAAGCTCACCTTTGCATATGATATGAATACCTTTACCTGATACACTGTACTCTGCATAACTCTGTAATCCATGGATAAATTCACTTACAATATTATCTGACTCACCATGCTTATAAGCTTCTATATCTTCCTCTATTCCATCAATATCCACACCGAAGTATGGTTTTGAGAAGAAGAAGCCTAAGCCATTAAAGCCATATTTTCTTAAACCTTCGACTGCTTCCTCATATGTACACCATGTATCAGAGTTATTTGACTGAGCATTCCCACCAGTCTTAGCATTCTTAGGTATCTTCTTAGGTTTTTCTGGTCTTGTTTCATCTGGAATAAGTTGATAACAACACCAGTTAGGAACTTGTTTAAGTTCCTCTGGTATGCTATTAGGTTTTAAGTTATCCATAGCCTAGGCTCCTTTCTTTTAAATTCTAGAATGGCAAATCATCATCTTGCTGTTGAGTATTGTTTCCTTGCCAAGCTTGTCCTGTACCTGCTACATTCTGATTATTGTTATAGCTTACTTGATTATTAGAATTTTGGTTATTAGTAGGTTGGCTATAAGAATTATTATTTTGGTTAGCTGTATTATCTTCTTGTTTCCAACTATGCTGACATTGCGGGAACTTAGTTGCATTGATAAAAGTCACACGTTCTTTTTGTTCTCCATTGTATTCTTCGTGTTTTACCGTTGCTAATACTGGTCTTCCTGTAATAAATTTTCCCCAATCTGCTACACTATTGAAATTTGCACCATTTTGAACCCCTGCATGCTTAGAAACCGTGTTAATTTGTTTCGCATACATACCTTTCTCTCTAGTTGCAGGTGTATCCCAAATTGTGTACCAAAGGTGTTTATTTTTAAACTCTTGATTAACATCATTTCTAACTACTAATTCAATTTGGATAAATGGTGTCCCTTTCTGCTGACTTGCCCCTTCTTTAACTTCCTTGATAACTACTTCATAGTCTCCTGGCTTAATTAATCCTTGTTGCTCTTGTGTGTTATTTGTATCTACTGTAAATCCCATATTACTTGTCCTCCTTAGACTCTTTAAGTTTCTTATTTTCCATCATCAGTTGTTGAATTTTAACTATGTATTGCTGCTCACGTTGTTCAAAGTCATCATAAAACTTACGTAATTCCTCGTAATCCATGATATTACTCCTCCTCTATGAGATTTAAAGCTTCCTCTACACTTCTAGCTACACCTGCTACATAACCATAGCTTTTCATTCTATCTAAGAATGCTTTTTGTTCCTTAGATAAACGGCCTATTGGTGTCTTAGTCTCAATAAATGCCACCTTCTTGCCATCGTTACTGAAGAAAACTAAATCAGATAACCCTTTAAACCCACACTGAACACGACCACCATATTCAGTGTAGAAGTTGCCTGTATTCTGACGAATGACTAAACCATACTTAGAAAGTGCTACACGAATTTCATTCTGAATCGTTGTTTCTGACTTATGTACCATACTCTACTCTCCAATCCTTACACCATAACTTTTACTATTCCAGAAGTGCCAAGCATAGCCTACTTTCTTACCATGTTCCTTACACCATTCCACACATTCTTGATAGCTATTACATTCAGCGATATTGCTTTTACTCTTAGCTATCTCCCTTGCCTGTTGTTTCTCAGCTTCTTTAATTTCTTGAAGCTGGACTTCTTGCATTTGCTCCAATTCCTTACGTTCAATCACATAAGGTTCCCCACAATAAGGGCAAGTATCATATTTATTTTCAAAGGTACCAAAACAGTTTTTACACGTTCTTACTATGAGCTTGCCCTCTTCATCAGTTGGTATCTTTCTAGCCTTTTGCTTCTTATCAAGGCCCCATTCTCTATCATCATCTGGCATCCCATGACGTAGGTAGTTTCCTACATGATCTATAATGATAGCTGTTTTATCAGGCTTATATCTCATGCACCTCATTGCCTGCTGAATATATAAGCTAAGTGATTTAGTAGGTCTTAAGAGAATAACAACATCACAATTAGGTACGTCAAATCCCTCTGAAATAAGTCCTACATTGCATAAGATTCTGCATTCACCAGTCCTAAACTGACGAATAATATCTGCCCTGATACTTGAATCTGTATCACCATCAATATGTCTAGCATTAATACCATTCTCTCTGAACATCCTAGCCATTTCCTTGGAGTGCTCTACATTTACGCAATAACAAATTCCTTGCTTACCATCTGCTAATTTACGATAGTACTTAATTACATCACCATAGATTTTGTTCTGATTAAGTAACTGGTCCACTTCATGAATATTGAAATCACCTGCTACCGAATGGACCTTAGAGAAATCTGCTAATGTAGGAGCATAATAACGATACGGTGATAAATTTCCCATTTCTATAAGCTGCTTAACTGTTGGTCCTTCTATCAAAACATCACATACACCTTGTAACCCATCACCGCCTAACCGACATGGTGTAGCCGTGACGAATATCTTGGGTATTTGCATAAAGTAATCATAAATCTTACGATACGTATTAGCTTTACAATGATGCCCTTCATCAGTAATGATTAGTGAATACTGTGGAAGCTTGTCCAATCTTCTACTGGCTGTTTGAACCATCATTACATCTGCTAAGTTTTTATTAACTCCATACTTTCTAAAAGTACACTCTATCTGTTCACATAGTTCTTTTCTATGTACTAGGAATAGCACTCTATTATGCTTGTCCGTTGCTCCCTTAGCAATATCTGCGGTGATGATAGATTTACCACCACCACAAGGTAGAACTAAGCAAGGTGATCTATAACCGCTACGTAATGCTTGCTTGCAATTATTAATAATTTCTTGCTGATAAGGCCTAAGCTTGAACATTCTTTAATCCCCAGTATTCTCGAATCACGTTATCTACAAGCTTTAGGTCATTATCAATTTCAAAATCTTGGAACATCCCTAATGGTGTCTTTGCTACATCCATACCATCTGTTTGAGTTCTAAAGAAGTGTCTACCCTTATCTGCCAAACATCTTAGAACTATAGTGAACATTCCCTCTATGCACACCTTATCATCAAGAAGTTTTCCGATTGTTTTAGGCTTAACTTCTCCAAATTCACTACGTTCTTCGTGCATGATCACATAAACTACTTTCTGAGGAGGTAATTCTTTGATATGTTCAATCATTCTCCAGAACTCATCCCCTAAATTGTTATACAATTGAAAAACTGCATTACCTGCTCCTGCTGTGCTATGTTTATTCATGAACATATTTGTAATTAAGTAGCTTGCATCATCAATTACAATACTGTTACTAGATGATTTCTCTAATAACTGATGAATCTTGTTATAATCATCTGTATTGATTACTTTTTTAAACTGCTTTTTAAATGGGAGAGGTTTCTTACTGACGTTAATCAATGAGATTTCATTCTCTTCAAAATTTCTAAGTGATGTTGATTTGCCTTGCCCTGATTTTCCAATTACTAATACTGGAATACCCATTATCTAAGCACCGCCCCTTCTTTAACTTTAGCTGCAATCATTTGAGTTTCTAGTTGTGGTATATCCACAATACTTTCAGCATTATCCACAAATACTGGATAAATATAACCTGTTGCATTCATAAGTAGATTACTGATTTCAAGCCCTGCTTTGATACGCTCTGATGTACTAAGTAAATTAAAATCTTTACCCTCATATTGAAGCTTAAAGTCATCCTTAACTTCGCCTGTACTTTTAACTATCTTCTGGAATTGAATATTTACTTTATCCAGAAACTGACCAATAAACTCACCTTGCATCTTTAACTTAGTACTGTTGAATTTCTTAGCACGTTCAATATCTTGGTTAAGCTTAGTTCTAAGTGGTTCAAAAGTAGATAACTCAGCTTTAGCATCTTCTACAGCTTGTTTATTCTTCTCGTTCTGCTCAATAAGCTGCTGTCTATGCATATTGAAGTTATCTATATCATGCTTTTCATTTGCACGCTCTTGAATCTGCTTCTGAATATCTGCTCTTTTAGCTTGTAACTTATTAAAGTGTTTATCATTTTCAGCTTGCAATGTTGAGATATCTATTCCTTGAATTTCTTGCTGAATATCTGCTATCTTTCTATCAATTTGGCTAAGTTTATTTTTTAATTCCACTTCATATTCAGATTTCTTCTTATCAAGTATTTCCTGTAAATCTAAAACCTCACTTGCTATTGTTTTGCCTTGTGAAACCACTTCATTAATCTGTTTTTGTATACCATCTTTAGCTCCACGATCTGCTTCAAATACTTCTCCACACTTTGGGCATGATACTGTTTTAATAAGTTGAAGCTGTGACTTAAGACTGCTATGTAGATTAAGCAATCTCTCACGTTCTAACTTTTTACTTGCAATCTGCTTTTCTTCATCAAGCACATTTGAATTATGCTCTAGATAGTATTTTTCATTACTTAGTGCATTAAGTTGGCTGTTTAACTCATTCTGTTTAGTAACCTGCCATGATATATCATGCAGTTGGGTAGGCCTTGCATTAAGCTTATCTAATGACTCCTTAAGGCTACTAAGCTTTTCTTCGCCATTGAAAACCTTCTCCACTGGTATGTCTACCTCTCCTATACCATCTATGAAACCTCTAAGGTAGTTTTCTCTGTTCTCAGTATCTTTTATCTCTTCTCGCTTTCTTTCTATGTACAACTGTGGAACCATAAAACAATCATCAATTAAAGCTTGTCCTTCTGAACCCATTTCCTTAATAACTTCATCAAAACTAATCTCACCTAAATACTTCTGTAGTAATTCCTTCTGGTCTTTGGGGGCTAATCCAGCAAAATAATCTGGGTTAAAAATACTTAGAAATAATTCTTTCTGCTTTATCCAGTTCATTAATTCAACTTGGCCAATACTGTTTGTATCTAAAATAAGGTCTGACTTACTGCCTTTCTTAGCTCTAGTTAAAATATGTTCCTCACCATCTACCTCAAACATAAGAATTACATACATATCTTTTGACTCATTATTAAGTAGCTTTGAACCAGCATTTTCAAGTCCATTAGCACCGGTACCTAGAAAAGCATATGTAATTGCATCCCCAATAGAAGATTTTCCCTGACCGTTGTCTCCTTCAATAACTGTGTTTTCACTGAAACAAACTACCTTAACATCTTTATATGGCTTAAAACCCTTCATTTCGATTTGTCTTAACTGTAACTTCATTACTATTCCCTCCCAAGGATTTCACGATTTTGTTTTCTTAACTCATCTATAGCTTTAAGTTCTTTTAGAACACGAATTTGCCTAACCTTAATCTCATTTTGATTCCTAGCAATAATCAAGTTATCACTGTATGTAAGACTATTTTTCATTTCTTACACCTTCTCTCGTAGTTAATACGATAATAAATAACTTCAGTGTAAGATAACCCTGTTATCTCGGCTATTTTTGGATTTGCGAGTCCATTTTCTATTAGTTTAAATACATCTTTCTTTTGTTCTACTTGTGTTTTATCTTCTTTAGTTACATAACCCTGATTATCTTTACCCATAATTGAATCTCTGTACTTCTTGTTTACACACATGCTTGCACCTCCATTAAATTAAGTGCTATACTAATACTGTTAAATAATTACTTATGTGCTATTTAAGGTTGCCGCCTTAGATAGCTTTTTTAATTAAAATTTCTTTAATCATCAATTTCCACTTTTACAAACTTAGCCCCTCTACGTTTACCACTTTTATTTCTACTTATACTTGTCAGTATTGTTGCAGAAGTTGTACCAAACATTTCAGCCAAATCGAATACTGTACTTTCTACTGTTATTGGTAGCTCGTATTCGTCAGGTGTCACTGCCATATAAAGCGTCACTTAGCTTGCCTCCCCCTTATAAATTTCAATCTTACGATTGGTATCATACTTATGTATAAAAACTATCTTCTCTGTTGTGTCTCTTTCAAGAAGCCATTGTTCGTGGTTAAGATGTTTACTAGAAAGTAAGATTTTATGCTTTCTGGTTAATCTTCTACCATGCTTCATCTCTTTTTCATCTCCCTTTCAAAAATGATAGGTTGTCCAATTCTCCAAGAAACGTAAATTATAAAAGCTGAAATTAATATATACCCCATATTTGAACCACCTTTAAAGATTTTGCTCGACTTTCAACTGCGCTGATTTTTGCATCTTCACCGAAAATTGCAATTAAAGTGTCAAAGAATGTTTTTAGCTGGCTTGCATTACCTCTAAATCTCATTATTAATCCCCCTTAAGAAACTATTTATTAACTTCCACACCTAAATAACAGCTACCATCCTTTTTAATTGAATGACCACTTACCATACGTTCTAACAGTAATTCTTCAAATTGCTTTTTGTCATATGGCTCATAATGTGGAGTATCTCTACACCATCTACAGTAATGATTGTATAAATCGTTACACTTAACTTTACCTGCCTTGCTATATGTAAGATTAGCTATAACATACTCAGCCACTTCATTAGTAGTATTCTGATACATTAAACGAATATCATTATAGTTATTAGTGAGTATTTCATTTGCTTGTTCTAGCTCCTTAAGTTCAGAAGCTGCTTCAAGATACATTTCTTTTGGCACCATATTTTGTTTTACTGCTTCAATAAGGTTTTCTTCACACTTAATGAAATATCTTCTAGCTCGACGCCCCTTTTCATTGTTTTCTAACATAGCCAATTCTTTAGCCATATTTAGTGATAGAATAAAGTCAATTTGTGGTCGCCCACCTTTTCCCCCGATTTGGGGTAAACTTGTATTTTCAATGAAATCCACATCTTTTTTAAAATCATAAGTAGATATTCTATCTCTCATCCATGTACTAAAATCTCTACCAACTTCTAAAAATTCATGCAAATCTCTTCCTGACACTGCTTGCTTTCCATCTTGCTCAATAACTTTAATCAATTGGTTAAGCATTAACATCATCCTTGCATATGTATTTATCTAATAGTCCCTTGCTAATATGATACGTCCATTTCTTACCACTAATTTGAACAGCTGTCCCTATAGGCAATACTCCTTTTTGTAACGCTATTCTGATATACTGCTGTGAAACTCCTAGTATCTTAGATGCCTCAAGCACTGTTACTCTGTTATTCAAGCTAAATCCCTCCCCACACTCCACTACTTGTAATATTTTTCTTCTATTATGTCATTTGGAGTTATCGTAAAAACTCTACATAGCGTACAGACTATCTTTATTGATGGTATTTTTAATCCATCTTCAATTTGTTTAAGATGTTGACGACTTATGCCAGTGATCCTTGATAACTGATTTAGACTATACAAGTTAGCTTTTCTGTAATATTCAAGTTTTATCATTGTGTCTACAACTCCTCGTAAAATTTTGACGGGCTCACATTTAGCAGTTTTGCAAGTGCTCCAATTTCATTAGCAGTAAATTCTACCTTGCCATTCTCTTTATTGTTGTAAGCCTGGTAACTAATTCCTATCTCTTCGCAGACTTGCTTTTGAGTTAGCTTTCTAGAACGCCTAAGCCCTTCCACTGTTCCCAACACTATGCTCATTTGTGCACCTCCTTTGTTCACTAAAAGTGGATATTAGAGTTAAAAAAATAAACAACTTACATTTATATTCACTTTTAGTGGATATATGCTTATATTATTACACTTAAAGTGGATAGTCAATACTTTTTGTAAAGATTTATTGATATTTTTTACTTTTTTATTATAATTAAGTTATATTAAATGGCTTATGCGCATAGAATAGAGGGCATTTATGGATACTTTAGGAAACAGAATAAAAAAAGAAAGATTAAGATTAAATCTATCTCAAGCAGAATTAGGTAATAAAGTTAATGTAAAAAACACACAGATAAGCAACTATGAATCTGACTTTAGAATTCCACCTGCTGATATATTAGTAAAGTTAGCTGATATATTTAACTGTACAACTGACTACTTACTTTGTAGAACTGATAATTCTTTGGGATACGTTACTGAGATAAATATAGCTGGTAATAATATAAAAATAACAGCAGACAAACCAATAACAGAACAGGAAGCATACGAATTCTTTAAGCAACATATAGGAAAATAGCTAAGGGCGTGAATACGACACTAGCTATTTTTTTATGCTTATTTATACATACATATGTCATGTAACTATAATTACAATCTTGTATTATTATTAATTGGATGTAAAATTAAGTCAAATTTATAATATATAAACTTTTGTTGATAAAAAGTACAGACTTTGATATAATATTTTTACAACTTCTAATCGAACATACGTTTGCCTATAGTCAATATTTTTTATATATTTTGTCTATAGTCAAACATACAAACAATACTATTTTTGGGGATGATGCACATGAAGTTAGAAGAGTTGTTCGAATTACAGATCAACGACACAATTATTTTCAAAAGAGGAGATGATATACATGAAGCTACCGAACGGTTACGGGAATGTTTCAAAATTGAAGGGGAAAAGGAGAAATCCTTGGAGGGCGAGAAAAACAATAGGATGGGAACACAATGAACAGACCGGGAAATCTAAACAAATTTATGCAACTATAGGATATTTTGCCAAACGCGAGGACGCTCTAAATGCTTTAGCCAAATACAATGAAGATCCTTATGATTTAAAATCAGATTCAATAACTTTCAAAGAAGTTTATGATAAATGGTCAGAAGAACATTTTAAAACAATTGTTCCTTCTGCTAGTAGAACGTGGACCGCTGCATATAAGCATTGCCTCCCCATTCAAAATAGAAAATTTAAGGATTTACGTGTAATTGATCTAGAAACAACAATACAAAATGCTAATGTAGGTGATACAACTAAGGCTAGAATAAAGTCAATGTTTAACCTTATTTACAGATATGCAATGAAACATGAAATAGTTGATAAGGATTATGCTGCTCTATGTAATAGTGTAAAAAAGACTACGCCTAGCAAGGATAAAATACCATTTGATGATGCTGAAATTACTAAACTTTGGGATAATATCAAGTATCCATGTGTAGATATGGTATTAATAGGAATCTATAGTGGATGGAGACCTCAAGAACTTGCAATTTTAAAGAAGTCGGATATAGATTTAGAAAATAGAGTCATGTTTGGGGGAATGAAAACTGATGCGGGTAGAAACAGATATGTCCCAATACATGATAAGATTTATGATTTGGTTAAAGATAGATATAACTCTTGTTCTAACACTTTATTTGAAGAAGATGCTGGTGACTTAACTTATGACAAATATAGAACTAGATTTAAAAATGTTATGAGGAAATTAAATATGAATCATACGCCACATGAAACAAGACATACATTTATTACTCTCGGTAAAGCTGCTGAAATGGATGAATATATTCTTAAGCTAATAGTAGGTCATGCTATCGAAGATGTCACAGAAAAGATATATACACACAGAACTATAGAACAATTAAAAAGCGAAATCCACAAAATAAAATAA